CCAGTGGAACCACATTTCCCCCTCATGCTCGCGCAGGAGTGGTGACGGTTTCGCCATATCAGCGAACGCCGTCATGCCTCGTTCTCCGATATCGCGCCGCTGCGCTTCAGTCGAAACGGGCGCACGGACGCCGGTGGTGTATGATATTCGGGGCGGCGGATGGCGACGCAGCGCCTCTTGGCGATCCAGGTGAAGCTGACGGCATCACCCTGGTTGAAGCCGAGGACACGGTAATAGTCGCTGTCCTCGCCGATATAGAAGCCGACATGACCAGAGCGGGTAGTCGCGCCAGGTTGAGTTCGATCGAAGACCAGCACGTCACCGAGGGAAGCCAATAAGGCGTTCGCAAATATTAGCGGCAGATCGACCATTAAGCCTTGTCGCAGCGCGACAGGCGTGCCGAACTTCGCCCAGTTGAGGGCATAGAGCGGGCCTTCGGGAATCCGCTTTCCCGCACGGAGGCAGCTGATGGAAACGCCGAGGCCACACCACGGAATCGAGTCAGCGGTGTATTTCCAACCAATTCGCTGCTCGCCGAGTTCGGCGGCCCATTCCATGATGACCGGGTTGTTATCCGACCCGACCTTTTCCTTGACGCCATATAGCTTGAGGGCCTCGTCGATGACGCGCGGCAACGGGGTCTGATGAAGCACCCAGGCGTCAGCGAGCGGTACGGCCGCATAGCCAGTCGTCATTCCGACGCTCCAGTTTTGCTGTCGGCATCGATTTCAAGGCCCGTGCCGGCCGGGCCGCTGGCCTTGACCCTCACCGCGGCGAGGGTAACGATGATCACCGCGATCAGAGACAGAACGATCAGCAGAGACCAACCGATATAGTCTAGCCGCCGGGCGGCGAGTTCGATCGGCCAGTCGCCCTGCCATACGATCATGACGAGGGCGACCGCGGCCGCTGTGAGGACAGGTCCGCCACCGATCAGCGCCCACAGCCGCAGAGGCGCGAGCCTAGTCAGAGGGTTCAGATGGCGGACCAGCCACTCCATTCCGGATTACTTCGCCACCCGGACGCGCAGGGTGCCGGAGGCGAGATCTAGGGTGCCACCGCTCTCGTTCTGGAAGCGCACCGCTACGGTATTGGCGGCCGACACATAGGCGCTGAGCGTAATCCCCTGAAGGTCCAGGCTGAACGAAACACCGGTGACGAAATCACCCAGCGCCGCGCCGGTTACGGTTACCGTGGTGGTCGTGCCCGCCCCGTCGGCAAGACTGGGGGGATCATAAGTGGCGCTGCCGGCGATACCGTCGAGGATCGCCATCGCCGCTTTGTACGACCGCTTGAACTGGGTATCGCCGAGCGTATCGAGCGGGAGGCTGCGGACCGGAGTCTTCTTTGCCATCGTTGACTGTTCCTTCGTTGCGGCTAAGACTTGGGTTGAATATCACTATTATAGTGAAATTACAATCAGCCCTATTGGACGGCCTTCAAGGTGATCCGCAGCCTGGCAATTGTGCCGTCGGTCGTTCCCGGAGCTATCAGGCTCAATAGATCGCCGGCGGCAAAGGAGAGCGATCCACCAGTGGTGGTGAATGTCGCGACGCCACCAGTCGAAATGCTGATGCTACCGACGCTCGACCCATTCTTGCGGACATCGATCAGGAATGTCGACGCGGGATTGGTTCCTACAGAGGCTCGTGAGCCGGCTAAGTCGTCGGCAAAGACGGTGCTCTCGACGAACATCTGGTCGAGCAGGATCTGGGACGATGTCGGAGCGGGTACCGAGAAGCAGGAAAAACTCACGGAACGCGGAGGCGTTACCCAAGCGCTGCCATTCCATACGACCAGCAGATCCTCATCCTGCAGCCACGCGCGCAGCCCCTCGAATGCGGTGATATAGACCCATCCCCCGTTATCACGCGCCGCCACCTCGTTCGGATGGCTTCCGGCGCCCGATGGCACGATATAAAGATCACCGTTCGTCGGGCTTCCGGGTAGCGCGGTGACCCGCGACTTGACCGTCAGCTGGGGTAGAAGCGAAAGCCTCAACAGGTTGGCGTTCATGGATGCTGTCCATCCGTCCTCACCGCCCGAATAATCTCCAGTCAGCCCCATAGGCCCGGCCAAATTGCGCGCTGTCATTGCCGCCTCCGTTAGTAGATGAAGAAAAAGCCCCACGGGAAAGGCGGGAACTGATAGCCGGGGGCCGGCTGATATTCCGCTCCCGGTGGCGACGGATCGGGATCTCCTGGCGGCGGATCGTCGTTTGTGCCGCCCCAGTTGTCACCCCAGTTGTCGCCCCAACCATTCGGTCGAACCTTGACGCGGACCGTGTGCCCCTGAAGCGATTCGAGTCCGTCCCGCTTGGACGTGACACGGACATCGGCAACCGCCCTGTCCCCGAAGGATGCGATCGGGACGCTGAAGCTGGTACCCGTCAGTCCGTCATGGGTAGCAAGGGTGGTACCGTTGATATCGATCACGCGCACGGTCGTCGTCTGCCCAGGTTCCGGCGTCATCGAACCGTCGGTCCAGCCGAGTACCTGACTGTCCTCCATGGTTCGGTTCCTGATCGCCCAGGCGACTGGAACGAGCGTCGGATTGCTGGCCGAGATGTCGATCGTGCCGAAGGATGCGCCGGCGACAGCAACATTTGCTGGCCTGTTCGGCAGATAAGGGCGACCTGTGAGAACGACGCCGGAAAGTGGCGCCTCGTCGATCGACAGCGTCCCCTTCGAGGTGGTCGGGAGCATCTTGTAGACGACACTTTCCCCCGCGGAGTGGATGTTGTTGGTGTCGATGAAATTGGTGTTGACGGATAGGAACCAGCAGGGCGTCCCGGTGGGCCAGTCGCGTGGAACGGTATCGAGCACTCCGCGCTTAAGATTGAAGCCGTTGTCGTCGATCGACTGGATCAGCGCGATCTCTTGCCCACCTTCCGGTTGATTGCCGATGAAGATGAACGCCGCGCTCCGTGGGCCCAGACCGCCAGTTACCACGCCGAAGCTGAGGACCGTGCTCAGCGCGGCAGCCGGGAGCGGTTCGATAAGCTGCGCGTAGCCGAGCAGCGGTTTGACACCGGCGAGGTCACCGACAACTTCGCCGTTGGGCTGGGTCACCTGGCCTATCAACTGGTAGTCGACCGTGTCATCGATGTTCGAGCTGGCCAGCATTGCAGCGAAGACTTCGGGATAGTCGAGCGTGTCGGCTTCTGCCTGCGCGAGCGCGGCGGACATGAAAAATCCCGGCGCGGTGATCAACCGCACGAAGTCGAGCGGGCTCGGAGGCGTGGCCGGGTTGACCCATGCCGATGTCTCAGGGTCTTCGAACGCGGACGCGGGCAGCGAGAAGAGATCCTCGGTCGCGGATATCTTGATTACCGCGTCGCCTGGCTTTCCATAGTCAATCTGGGCAATGCGGAGGATCAGACCATCGATCCCATATTCTGGGTAAACCAGCTTGACGCAGCCGCCGGGTACAAAATTCCAGGCCGACCGGTTCACCTCTATCTCGAAGGCTGCAAGCGGCGACGAAGATAGTGCGAGGTCGCGTTGGGCGAGCCTGAGTGCCAGGTCGCGATTGCGTACCCCATAATAATTGCGCGAGTCCGAGATCGTCGCGCCCTGTATGACGATATTCGCCAGATTCTGCGCTGTGACCGTTTCCTCTTGCTCATTTTCAGGATTGGTCCATGTGACGACGATTTCGTTGACAGTCTCCCCCCAGGCTTTTCGATCGAAGCTGCTTACAGTGCAGTTATCTGGATCAAGCACCGGCAGGGCGTCGGCATCATAGTCGTTACGTATCAGCTTGAGCGTCATCAGCCCGTCACGCGGATTGATGAACAGCGTTGCCTGAATATGGTCGAGAACTTCGCTGACAAAGGTCTCGATCTCGCTTTGACGCGTCCACTGAAGCGACATGCCGAAACCTTCGGCTGCCAGCTGCTGCGCCGCCGATACGAATGCGCTGGTGTTGATCAGGCTCGGACTCATGCCCGCACCCCAGGCAGTGTTGACCAGGCATTCGTAGATGATTGCAGCGGGGTTGGCATCATCCCCAATCATGCGGAGCGAGGTACTCAGCACCTTCGGGCTTCGCTTCACCTTCATCCAAATGTCACGAAGATAGGGGTTGTTAGTACCCCACATGAAACCCTGGAACGTCGCGGGAAAATACAGACCCCACAGGATCGGCTCGCCCGTGCCCTGGATGCCGCTCGCGCCTCCGGAGAACCATACGGACGCGAGGCCGCGATAACCCGGTGCCGTATCCGGCGTGAGACCTACTTTGGACGCGAGATAAGCCGGAAGCTTCTGATTGCTGTCCCCAGGCAGATAATGAGCATAGCCTACGAGCCCGCCTTCCTTCTTCTGTCCGCCAAACAGATCTGGACGATTGATCGCAATGGCGCTCTCTGTCGACACCGAGCCTGACCAGGCTTCCTTTTCGCCGACATAGATGCCTTCTATCGAGTCCACCGGCCCATGGCAGATGCCGTAATGGATCGACATCCGGTAATCGGTGATCTCTATCTTGGCACTGCCGGACTTACCCACCGCGACGCTCCTCGGCCAGCTTCACAACCCGCTCGGCCAGTGCATCTCCGGTGGCGACGAGTTGATCAGCCTCGATGCCGTTTTCTAGGAAGTCCCGGAAATCGAGCCCGTGGGTAGCGAACCAGCCTCTGACTCCGCGGACGCAATGTCCGGCGCGCCGCATGTCGTCGATGCGGATGATCATGCCTTGATCTTGTAAGTCGACATCGACTTGTCACCGTACCATAGACAGTTCGGACTCTTGATCAGCATGCGACCGAACGGCACCGGTATTTCGCGCCCGGCCTCCGCTGTTGGCCCGTCCATCTCCTTTGCTGCCTCGGGCTTCGGAGCTTTCGGGCGCGGCATCAGCACATAGCTGACCACCAGGAGAGCAATCGCGATCAGGAAAGGTATCAGAAATGCCATCGGCGTTGAATATCACTTTTTTGTTGAAATCGGAAGTCGGTGTCGCTCGGATACGACGATAATATTCAATAGAACCGGTTTACGAAACCGATGGGATTCTCCAACGGTATCCACGGATCGCCACCGAAATTGTTGATGTTGTTGAATACAACCGAGCAGTCTCCCCCATTTATCCCTTTGTGATTGCAACCTAACGACACCTTCACATAATCACCAGCTTGCAGCTCGTGTGGGAGCCCGTCGAGCAGAATGTTTTGGCTTAGATGATATGCGCGCAAGATCGTCCGCAGTTCACTCCGGCCAGAGCGCGTGAATTCGAACAGCCCGCCGATGAACTTGATCGCTGACTGGCCGGAGCCATTCTCCCAGCCCGGCTCCATGGTGAGCTGCGCACCCGATATAGCGATAACCTGCCGCGTCCAGGTGAACTGATTGCGATCAGCACGGCACTGCGGTCCGTAAAGTGCATGGGGGCAACCATATTGATAACGCTGGCGGAGACCGGGGCGCCGCATCGATGTATTGATCGGCTCGCAAGCCAGCGATGCCTCGGACCCTTCGCGCGGCGCACTGACGACACGACCACTATATATGGCAAGAAACTCAGAGTCCGGGTCGCCATAGTGACCCTGGAAAATCGTCACCCCGACCACCTCCGACGGTGGAAAAACACGGAAGAGTTCCGCCACTTCACAATCGTGAGGTACGTTGATCTTGATCTGCGACTTGTCGAGCGATCCCGATGTAGATACCGAATCTCGGTCGATAGCCAGCGGCATGTACGAGATGCCATTGAAGGTGATGGGTTCCTCGGCGTCTGTGTAGGCGTAGACATCGGTGAACACCGTGAAACGGTACAACGTGTCCGGGGAGCCGAGCGAGCGGCTGTTCTCACGGCTGCCGAAGCTCATCCAACAATCTCCGGATAAATGACGTTCACGATCTGGTCGAGCGGGTCATAAAGATTGACTACCTCGATCCCGCCCGACTCAAGCACCCAGAGAGCAGCCCCGTCGTAGATCGACTGATCAAGATCCGGCTCATCGTCGGGCAACGTTTTCATCGACATCTGGATCTGGGTCACGCTGTCGGTGAGCCACTCGGTCGTCAGCAGATCGGATGCCATGCGCGTCACGGTCATCCAGGATATCCGCTTTACCTCGGACGGGGATATGTCGGACTGCCACGTCTGAGACAACTGGAGAACGGATTCCCCATCATCTCCCGTCATGCCCGTCACGGTGCGCAGAATCTGGGCACCTCCAAAAAGCGTGAGCGAAATCGAACGGTGGACGGGATCGTTCAGAAAATTGTCTGCAACATCGGTACCGCGGATTCGCAGGGTGTTGTTACCGGCAATGGCCGGGGCGGCCATCAAAAGATCCTCCTGGCCGCTCGGCAGATAAAATTCGCCCTGGCGGCCACGCATCCGCTCGAAGAAGCGGCGGACACCATCTGTCTCATCGCGCCCGATCCCGACGAATGTGGCTCGCCTCGTTTCCGATCCGAACGCTACAGGGCGATAGGTATTGACAACTCCATAGCCGTAGTCGACCTCCTCCACGGGCCAGTCGAAATTGTTGTCTACCCCCCTTGCCCAATTGGGGTTAAACGGGAATACCTCCCGCCCATTGTGGACGAGCAACCCCGGATCACCCCCATCATATGGTTCAGAGCCGGGTTCAACCCTGAACCCGATCGTCACGGCAGCGACATTGTCGGTGAGGTTCTTGGCCGAGATGCTGTCATCCAGTCGCCCAGTGAGACCTGGTCGCACTCGCGCACCCTTGGGCCAGGACTGCGTGCTGCCGCTGACGAGCGAAATCTGCGAACCATTGATCCCCTTGATCGTCGCCGCTTCCATTCGGTCGGCAGCGTCTATGACAATGGTGGCCCCGATCGTCATCCAAGCAGGAGGTGCGCTGTTCAACGTCAGGCTTTCCGCGCCCGGTGCTGTTGTTGAGGCTATGGTCACCGAACGGGTCGGATCGCCCAGGGTCATGTCGCGATTCTGCGCGGTCTTCAGCAGTCGCGTAAAGGAGCGAAATCGTTCACGATCGACCGTCACGGAGAATTCAAACCGCTTACGTCCGCTTCGCCGAAGCGCGCGGCGCTGCTCACGCCCGGATCTGGTGGTGATGATGTCGGTACGGAACTCCAGATCCACATCGACCGACTTGCTCCAGTTTGGAGCGAAATCGAACAGGACTGCGCGCTTGCCAGTCACTGTGAGATATGATGGTAATAAACTGCTACCGAAGTTGAATTGAAAGCGGCCGTTGATATTATACGGTCCGTCCGAGCCAACATTCACGGTGAAGCCGAGTGTCCCGAGGGCACGGATATCCAGACCGTTGTTGAGCCCGGAGATCGTTACTCCACTCTCGCCGAGCGATTGCGTCTCCGTCAGGACGACTGGGTTCGGCCACGCGTTCCATAGCGTCGCCGTTCGAGTGGCTGCGTTGGGAATCGCGCCGATGTCCAGCATGTTGGGAAGGAGGTGGATTCTGTAATACCAGTCGCTCCTGAAGCTCCGCTGACGACCACCCGGAACGAGGATCTCTGGTGCCAGAGCAGGTGATGAGCCGGTAATAGTGCCACCCCGCATCACGACGGTAGGTAACACGGCACGTGGGATCGAAGGCCGCTGGCGGACAAAACCCGATGTCGACCAGCTTTGGTCATCGTCCCAGCTTTCGCTATCGTTCCATAATTCTGTCGTCTCCTGGTCACCCTGACAATTCAAAGTGAGTCCGATAAGCCCGACGGCCGCCAGGGGGGCCGGTCGCTGACCGAAGCGATCGCCTGTGATCGCTGCCAAATAATCCTGCTGCTCAGATCCATCGAAGCTGGCCGCGAGATTGGTTACTGCAAAGGCCCCAAGATCCTCGGCGCCCTCGCTACCGCTGAAGCTCGCGACAGCTGCCGGTATAGCAGCCGCACTCAGATCATCACTGTCCTCGACGGCCGCCATCAAGGCCGGGCGATAATGAACGGCGGTAGCAGATGCCACCAAGCCATCGCTACCCTCGGCTGCCGTGAAACCTGCCGCCGCGACTGGGCCTATGACTGTGGTGAGAGTTTCGCGCCCTTCATTGGCATGGAGGACGGGTTCGGCAACATCGACGGTCGTGACGACGATGACGATTTGTCCATGGGAGCCAAAGCCAGACCCTGCCGAACCGGTGTTTTCACCGAAGCCGCCACCTCCCGCGCCCCAGCCGCGGTTGGTAACCGACAGGTCACCGCCGCCATGGCCACCGGTGAAACCAAGTTTGGCCCCGCCGCCGCCCGAGCCCGGACCGCCCGTGCGCCCATCGGACGAGCGCACGAACATCGCCATAAGGGCGCCAGAACCGCCATCGCCGGAGTTACTGCCGATGCCGCCCGCTGGTCCACCTGGGAGCGATCCACCGTTCGTACCGCTACTACTGGTGGGGGAGGTTGAGGAGCCGCCAGGGCCCGTCAGCGTCGCGGCAGCACCGCCACCCGATCCTCCGCCGCCGGGCCCGACGCTTCCCGAATTACCGCCGCTATTGGCTCCGCTCAGGCCGGTAGCGGTACCACCTTGCCCTCCGACAAGCGCCTCCGGCCCCCACTGCCCAGAATTGGCTCGGAGAATATCACCCGTGTTAGTGGCGTTGCGCAGAAAAGTCTGCCCGCCTTCGCTGACGAAACTCGCGACACCGCAATTATAGACAGTACCCGCCGAGGTCGTAACGCCAAGCGCCCATCCGAGACCGCCGCCTCCGCCGCCGCGTTTCCCGCCGAATCCGCCCGCACCCCAACCATAGGCGTCGAACGACACCGCGCCCGTGGGCATGGTGATCAAGGTCGTCCCAGGCGGATAGTAGAATGTGAGCTTGGCCACCGCGTGGCTCCAGTTTTAGTTGGCGGCGGTGAAATCGAAGGCGGAGACCGTCACCTGCTGGGTGGTGGCGATATTGGTGTTGGTCATAGTCATGCTCTCCGGGCCGGCGTAGGCCCACACGACCGTGCCATCGGTGATACCGGTGCCGGTACCGCTCGGGCCGCCCGACGATGCCGACGTGCCTGGTGTCGTGCAGCGAAACACGAGGCCGTTGATGTGACATTGCTGACCAGAGGCCCAAGCCGTGTTCGGCACCCATGGCTGCGATACTAGCCCCTGAAAGTGGCAAGTTGTCCCTGAACTGTCCATCAACTCCCACTGGGTCGCATAACCGCTGGCGTCGGCGGAAGGATCTTCCCAGGTGCCCGTTTTTACCTTGGTCCGCGAGCTCGCATTGCCCAGCCAGTCGGAAGGGAGGTTTATCGTGGCGAGAATCGTGCCGCTGCGCGCTGCAGCGCAGTTGGCCGGCATCGTACCGTTACGAAGACGCAGGATCGGCGATGTGCCGACCGTGGTTTCATACGCATTGAGCTTCGCATTGGCGACCGCATCAGAGGTCTGGAACGTACCCATCGAGTTCTCCTATTAGCCGAGGTAGGCGTAGCCGATGACATGGCTGGTTTCCTCAGCCGCCCAGCCGCCCAGGCTTTTGCCAACAGTGGTTGCCTCCTTCTTCGAGAAGGCTGGAAACAGATACCAAGTGTCGCTTCCGATGGTGAGCTGCGCGCCAGGATCGATCCCACTCAGATTGACCATGCGGACTCCGGCCGGGTTTCCAAGCGGAGCAAAGTTCGCCGTCGCTCCGCCAGCGGTAGGGGCGTAAAGCTGGATCGGCACGAGCATGTTGATACCAGCGAACGTGCCGATGCCGCGGGCCACATAAGCGTCGTTAATCTCGTCCGAGAATCCCCCAAAGGCTTCACTACCGGTCATGGTGTCGACCGGGTTGCCGGTTATCGGGCAAGCAAAGGTGCGCCATTTCACACCATTATTGGCGTGATCAACGAGGACGCCGCCGGCCTCGGATGGCGTGCGGAGGGCCTGGAAGCCGGAGAACAGATATTGGTGTGCAGGATCTCGGTAGTTGCGAGGATAATCGGCACCATCAGCAGACGCAGCAAAGTCGCAACCTGATATCACCTGACCGCCGATATAGCCGCCAATCTTATCCATCCCGCCCAGGTATAGGTGACGGTAGCTGTTGAAGCCGTACTCGACGATGATAGCCAGATAGGGGGCCGGGCTGAGACCGGCGATAAAATGAACCTTGGTCGGTGCAGAGACCGTGGGCGTAGCCGTCGTTCCATTGAGCTTCGGACTGCGCGTGCGTGCCGCCGACGTGATCGACGGCGCAGACTGGGCATCCCAGCGGAGTTCCTGGTCGAAACCGTCAGTCGTGGCACTGAGTAAGAAATGGATTCCGTCGATCGCGAGCGTCGGTGCGGCCGAACTTCCGCCCACAGTCAGCCCGGCGGTCGGCGCGAAGCTATACATGAGGGCAGGAATTTGGGCGAGCGCGCTGATACCGTTCTGCTGATATGCCATCAGCCGTGAATATCACTATTTTGTTGCAAACGGAAGCGGCGAGCGGTCAGTCAAGCCCGACTGCGATATATTCGCCGGCGGCGGTTCTAAACACGTTCTGGACGACCATGTGCGTAACACCGTCGGCAGCAACCATATTTTCGGATGCGAGCCCGATACCGGCCACCCGATAGACCCCGTCAAGCACACCAAAGGTCTCGTCGGCCGGAATCTTCTGTACGAGGCTGACATCGGTGAGCGGATAGGTACCGTCGAATGTCGCGGTGGTGCGCTTACGGATCGCGTCGTATCTGGTCGGATCGACGCCCAAGCCGTCGAACATCTGCTCAGGTGCCATGCCGATCTTAGGGTCACCTGGATCATCGCCATGGTTCCAGCAGCGCAACCACTGGCCCGAAGGATCAAGCATCCATGCACTACTGTCCCGCGCGGGCGAGGACTTGAAGTTTGGGCTGGTGAAGAGAGTATGATCGTCTGCTACCGATCGCCAACTAAGCGGCGGTGCCGGATTGTCACCGCGCGTACCTCCCACGAACATCGGGTAAGGATAGCTCAGTGGAGTGGAATAAGGGAGGAAAAGCCCGCCATAAGCGACTTGGTAGACCGTCGAGATACGTAAAACGACGATGAAACGTCGGCCATTGGCGATGAACCAATAGGTGAATGGGTTGGCGTCGAGGTACAACCCGACCTTCTTCGAGACATTGATATGTCCCCCAACGTCCGTGGCGCCGGTCAATACCCCGGACATGCCGCGCAGTTCGAGCCAGTAGCTGTCGAGCGCGACATCTGCATTCAGGCGCAGACCGATAAAGACTTCGTCACTCTCTGATAGCCCCGGCCCTTTGAGAACGCGCTGGTTGCCGTTCGACCACGCGACAGTCCAATCTTCATTGGCGGCGACGAGATCGACATTGGTCGTGAGGAAGTTGAGCAGCTTCGACCAGAGGTCGGTGTGACTGCTGGCGGTACCGGTTGCATAGGCTGTCATGGTCGCGATTTAACACGACTTCGGTGCACATACAATTTTATGTTGATCTTGTGTAAGTCGAGTCGTTCATGCCTGAATATCACGCGCCGGTGGTTCTCATCCCAATGCCGCCTTCACAGCGCGCGAATTCGAGCGCATGAAGTTCAGGATCGCCTTCTCCCCGACCTTGGAGCCGAGACCCTGCGACACGAAGTCGCCTGCGTCGATCGTGTTGACGATCTTAATGTTCGGCGCGGCTCCGCTACCGCCATTATTGCGATGGCGTGGATCGTCCGCTGTCAGCACTTCCTCCCCCTTCTGCAGGATGGCTGGCACCTCGTCGGGGCGGAGGCCGGCCATACCGCCGGTGTGGTAGCGCGTCGCCGATGCGAATATCCCAGGTGACACGATGCTGTGTCGCGCCAGGCCCCCGCCGCCGATGACGCCACCGCTGTGCACCATCACCGGGGCGACACCGAGGCCACCGCCACCGGCCGCCGCTGTTGCACCACCGGTGAAGCCCGACAGGAAGCCGGCCACTGCATTGAAGATGAGCTGCTGGATGATCATGCGCGCAATCTGGCGCAGGAACTCAGCGGCGGTTTCGAGAATGGCTGCCCTCAGCGATTTGAAAACGTTCGCGCCACCGGCGACCGCCTGGGCAAAACGATCAATGGCGTTGACCGCGGCGCCAGAGAAAGTCTCGGCCAGCTGCTGCCCAGTCAGGCGCGCCGATCCGAGCCGCAACTGGAATTCGATGACCTTCTGCTTGGCGGCCTCAAATCCTTGGATGATCGCCTGGATTTGTAGCTGGAACTCATCACCGAACAGAGACCTCGCATCCTGCTCGGAGAGGCTCTGGAGAAACTTTTCGGCATTGGAAGTGGCTTCCAAGAGCTGCTTGTTGATCGTATCGAGCAACGGCTGCAATTGCGCGGCGGTACCACTCTGTCCGGTTTCAAGCAGGCCGGTGATACGCTCCTGCAAGGCATCGCGGTTGTTCTTAAGAATGTCGACCCGATCGTTGATGGCACCCCAGCGCTCACGAACGACATCCTGGGCATGCGCTTGATCGAAGAGAGCCGCCGTGGTCTCCTTGATCTGCTTCACCTGCTCATCGGTAACGTTGACGCCGGCGTCCCTCGCCTTCAGTTCGGCGCGCTGGACCGCTTCGGCTATGGCCTGCTCGCGCTGCTTTGCGATCAACGCCTCTCCACTCAGGCCGATTTGCTCACGAAGCAGTTGGGCGCTCAGCCGGCGCTTATCATTCTCGGCGTCCAGATCTTCGTTGAATTCCTTCTGGCGCTTCGCGGTCGCCTCGGATTCCTTGAACTTGCTTTGGGCAATATCACCCTGCGACGGGGCACGACGAACGCCAACCACGTCGTTACGACTGAACGACTGGGTGTTCACCCCGTCCTTCTGGTTGCCACCGAGCACCTTTACGCGACCCTGCGCATCGAAGCCCTGGAAGAAGCCGACATGCCCATCGGACGGATTGCCGCCGCGGTTGAGGATGACGATGTCCCCGACCTTGGGCTCCCCCTTCACTTCCTGACCGAAGCCAAGGAAGGACTTGGCGCTGAGCGAGCCGGTGCCAGCGATACCGTTGGTGGCGAGCACGGCGTTCACAAAGGCCGCGCACCAGGCGGTCATCTTCGGATCGACATTGATCCCGTTCGACTTGAAGAAATCCTGCAATGATCCGCGGTTGGCGGTCTCGTTCATGCCGCTGAACCGCCTCGCAGTGGCGACCAGGGCATCGTTGCTGCTGTTTCCGAGATCCTGCGACCATTCGCGGACCTGTTTGTCCCTGGCGCTCTGCTGCTGTTTCCGCGCTGCTGTGATCTCTTTCTCGACCGCAAGTTCGCGCTTCTTGTTGGCGATCAACTCGGAGCCGGAAGACAGGATTTCATCGTTGTACGCGAGCTGTCCAGCCAGGAAGGCTCGGCGCTTCTCCTCGCTAGCGCTCAGTCCCTTATCCGACTTGTCGCGCAGCTTCTGGAGCTCATTTTCAAGATCGAGCTCAGCCGCCTTCTGTCGGTTAACTTTCTGCTGGGCTGCCGATTCCTGGATGCCGGTGCGCGCTGACTCGGCGTCGGCCTTGGCGGCTTTTTCCGCCATTGCGGCGGCTTCTTTGCGGAGTTCGCCGAGCTTGGTCTGAAGACGCTCTATATTGAACGGGTTGGCGAGACCAAGCTGGGCGCCCTGACCCGATTGCGCGAGCGCCAGTTCCTTCTGCGTGTTCGCGATATCGGTGGCAATGTCCTTCAATGTCCGGTTGCCGGACAGTCGATTTAGGACACTGGTTATCGACCTCGCCAGATTGTCGAAGCTCGTTATTATCCCGTTGATCGCCGCAGTATCGGCGATCGCCTTGATCATCCCATCCCAGGCATTGCCGAGCGCCTTGGCTGCATCGGCCCATGGTCCCCGCTCCGCAGCTGCGATCTCCGCCATCTTGGCGGCATAGCGCTCAAAAGCTTCGTTGCGCGCGCGAGCTGCTTGACCGCTTTCGAACATGGCACGAATTTGCTCGCGCTCGGCGGTCGACAGGAAATTCAGGGTGTCGTCGAGCTTCGCGATAGCATCGAAGCCACCAGTGAACGCGTCCGCCATTTCCTTGGCGGCAGCCGGCAACTCCTTGCCCGTGGCAATCGCTGCATCCTGCGCGGCACGTCCGAATGCCTCGAACCGCGATGGATCGAGCCCATCCCTGTAGAAGAGCTTGACGACAGCAGTGGCGTCTTTGGTTGACGCGCCATAGCGGTCGATCGCCTCAGCTGCCTTGTTGAGATCCTCAGCGGTCGTCGCGATTCCCGATCCGGTCCCGGCGATCAGGCCATTGAAACCCTTAATCCGGGCCGCCTGATCACTAGCCTCTTTAAGAGACAGCGCTATGACCCCGACGGTCGCCGCGAACGTCAAAATGGCCGGGTTACTGAAGGCGGCGACTATCGCGCTGCCGACACGCGGGAATATCTGGAGGAGCTGACCGCCCTGCTGGGCCAGCGTCTGGCTGAGCGACGTGCCAGAGGCGAGCTGGGTGAAAATGTCGTTGATCTGGAACGACAGGTTCTGCAGCTCATAGGGTTTGAGGCCAAACAGCGTCGGCTTGCCACCGAGGCCATTGCGCCCGATCCCCTTGGCTGCATCGTCGGCGCGCTGTTTTACCAGCGCCAGTCCATCCGCATATTCCTTGCTGCTGATGCGACCGGCCTTGAACAGGACCGATAGCTGATGTGTCTCCTCGGCTAAGCGCTCCTGAATCGAAGCGAGCGGGTTCAGTTTGTCGCGCAGCGATGCAGCGGCGTTGTCGAGCGCCTTGGCATCAGCCGCCGCAGCCTTCATCTGGGCGTCGAATTTCCGGAGCGCCTCGGCATCGGCTTCCTGGAAGACTGCCGCCGAATCCCGTGCAGACTTGCCGGACAGGCTACCGGCACCGAGATTGGCCGCGCGTGCCTGGGCGGCCTGCGTTTCTCCCAGTTCCCGCGTGGCGCGCTCCTGTTCGCGCAGTTTCAGGATTTCGCGATCGCGAGCTTCGGCGAGTCTCAGCACCCCGGCGATCTGGTTTCGATCGCTGTCGGTCAGTGTGCTCTGTGCGCGATCAACGCCGGTCGCCCGGTTGATGCGCGCCTGAATAGCAGTCGTCTTATCAAGTTCGCCATTCTGGCGTTTCAGTTCGGCAGTAACTTGGGCTACCGCGCTGCCGACCTCGGCAAAACCCTCGCGATAAACACGCTGTGCGGCGCGAAGTTCGCCCAGTTGCTGGCGCTCCTTCTCGAAGCGAGCGACCAGGCCGCCATCGCCGCTGCGACCATTAAGCTGGGTTGCGGCGCGGCCGAGCTCGCGCTTGATCGCTGATATCTGCGCGGCGACCGCCTTGGGATCGCCGAATTGGCTCGGTCCAACGAAATCCTTGCCGCTCTCCGCCTGCAGCAATTTGAGCGCGCGCCCCAGCTCCTCGATACGGGCCTTGCGCTCGCTGATCGCGCGGTTGGTCGCCAACAGCCGTTCGGCCTGGGCGCCGGCCGCAGCAGTGGTCGCGTCGAGTGATTTACCGATATTGCGTTCGCTGCGTTCGAGCGCAGCCAGTTCGCGGGCTAGGGACTTGGCGCTATCAGCGGCGCCCGACTGAGCGGCGTCGAGGGTGCTGAGAGACTTGGCAGCAGCGTTGACGCCAGCGGAGGCTTCGTTCTTGGCTCGGATGACGAGATTGACATCGCGGTTGCCGCTGCTGCTCATTCTACCATATCTCCGAGAGCCGCTTGATCAGCTTGTTGAAAAAAGGTCCCCCTTTGGTGGTGGTTATCGCTGCACCGGCTGAGTGGATCACCGTGCCAACGCTAGCGAGCATCCCGTTCTGCCGTTCGATCACAAGGGCCGCTTCGTCGCCCAGAAACCCGAGCGGGTAACCGCCAGCGTCCGGATGGCCATTGCCGAGGAGAAGTCCCACTTGGCGCCGTAACCCCCACAGCCAGCGTTCGAGCGTCAGGGTACCTCCCGGCTCGGCGCCGCGCTGATCCCGCCGGCCTGAAGCGTCTTCTGGATCAGCGCGAGCATTTTTCCCGGCGGCATGTCCGAGGTGAAAGTCTGCAGCGCGATCTTCTCCAGGGCATCCATCTGAGCCCCGACGGGGAGACCGCGCGCGATCACCACGTCCCCGACCCAGGTGAGCAGAATCGGATCATCCGAATCTTCGAGACCGCTCGGTGCGATCGAGCCACTGGCTAAGGCGATTGCCTCAGCAACAAGTTGTGGCGCTGCATCGATCGCCTGCACGAGGAAGGTCGCCACATCGGCCTCTGATAGCTGGGCGCCACCGCGTATCTTCTCCGCGATCGCGTTGAACTGAGCAACCATGGCGAGGCCGTGACGCTGAAACAGCGTCAGCAAGTGGTCGAAGCCCAGACCACGAACGGCGAAATTGCCGCCCGCGGTCTGGACCTCGTAAGTCGGGAAGGTGAGGTTGCGCAGTCCCATCGCAATCTACTCCGGATCAGTAAGGTTGGCCGTCGATGTAGATCGCCGCCTTGTTGTAGGTCGTATCGGCGAGGATCTCGACCGTGCAGGGAAGCTGCTGCCATTCGTCCGATTTCAGTTCGAAGTCGCCGTTCGGCCCGAGCCGGACATAGGGCATCAGGAAGTCGTTATTCTGACCGCTGGGGTTATCGGCCAGGAACCGCAGTGCCCCTTCGACCTGGGTGGTGCCGGAGATGACCTGTTTGCGGTTCACGGCCGCACGGTCGTAGGTGACGTTGATCGTCGCACCATCGGCTATCGTGCCGCTCTCGACGATGAAGATGATGCCACGCGCTGCGTCGACCGTGTAATCGGTGCCGAGCGTCTTCGGGCTGCCGGAAACCTGAACCGTGACGTTGCTGATCGAGCGAACGCCGGTTTGATTGTTGGTCGTGACGCCGAGCTGATAGGCGAACCCTTTGGTCACGCTCGCGAAAGCTTCCGCCTGCGAGGTCGCCGAGGTCTGGGCAACAGTGGACTGGGTACCGAAGAAGAACAGCGCCAGGTTGGCATTGTTGATATCGTCCATGGTGACGTTGCCGGAATAGTCGGTCTGCAGAATGACCGTCTTGTCCTTCACCCGCACGCCGGACTCGGAGGAGAAGTGATCGAGCTTTTCCTGCGAGATGGTGAGGTTGAAGCTGGGCGTGTTTCCGATGTAGCGGAATCCCGAGGGCGTGTGCGTGCCCGAGTTGAACAGCGAGAAATACACCTTCCCGCGGCCGAGGGTCTGATTGCCAAGTTCAAGCGCCATTTTATTTCAACCTCCAGATTGAATTTCACTCCTATAGTGAAATTATGGGTAAATGTCACGCGTCGGGTGCAAGCGGATCATCGTAAATGGTCGGGACCACACTCAACCAGAAATAAGCTCGCGCCGATATGTCATCTGCCGGCCGCACCGAACCAGTGCCGATCCGCAACGCGGTGACCCGGCAGCCGCCGCGGCCGAGACCCAGAATGTCGCTGTCATGCTCGGCCGTCTTGCGTTTGACCTCGATCGCAAGACGGCGCTTTACGTCGCGCAGCAGGAAATATGCCGGATCAGTCGGGTGCTGGGGATCGTCCTTCACAAAACCTTGCACTATCAACGGCCACTCATATTCCGATCTTGGGGTTTGCTGCGGTGGCTCGGACAGTTCGTCACCGGGAGCCGTACCTTCGAGCACACTCGTCATCGGCAGGGGACTTTCCTCTCCGAACCACAGGCGACCGCGGTAAACGCGGGCGGTCATGACGCCGTCGCCGGGGACGAAGTCGCTCAGGTCGCTCACATAGCCGTTCGCCGGAGTGATGCTTTTCAGTGCATCAGTGATTGCGGACAGGACGCGCAGTTTGAACGGGTCACTCACAGGTCGAGCTCCAACAGTCTGGAAAATTCACGAGAGAGGTAGTCGCCGGTGTCGCCGCTGATGTCCCCCGCAACGCCGGCGAAAACCTGGTCGATCGACGGACCGAACAAAAGATATGGCCCTCCCCTGCCCATCTGGACCATGCGCAGCTTGTTCGCGATGCGCTCACCAGCCTTCAGGCGGATAGCGAGACCGAGGTTCGATTTGGTCTCGACATTGCCGCTGCCGGCAGGCAACCGGATCAAGAAGGCGCGGCGCATGAATTTTGCGAAACCCGGCGCGACCTCGACTCTGACGCCGTTACGGCCACCGACGCTGCCACTGGTCGCGAAGCGTGCCAGCATGGTCGGACGCTGGCGACCGGTGATTACACCTTCGAGGTCCCCGCCCCGCGCCTTCTTGGTGATGCCGAGCCGCTGGCGGCCGGAGGAATCCTTGCCGGTGAGATAGGAAGCCGGGAAGGCAACCTGGTCGCGGACCAACCGGCGCGACCGGGCGGTTGCCCAGTCGAGCGTTCCATTGACGGCGCGCAAGGCAGCACGTTCGACCGAGCGCGGTATTTCATCCAGGCCGCGGAGATCCGACAAACCCTCGACCGCCACTATGTAGGGATCGTTATTCATCGGCGACCGGCAGGCCGTCGGCCTCGGTTGCCGTCAAGGGTATGACGCGCGCGCTCTGAAACTCGTCGTCAGCCGGATAAACGTGATCAATGCGGTACGCCTCGCCCGCGGCCACTGATACGATCGCGTTGCGGCGCAGATCGGCGGCAAAGTCTGGACGGTAAAAGCGAATGCGGTCCTCGGGCTCAACGCTTTCGGCGGAGCCCTGATAGCTGGCAAGTTGTCCGCCCATGACAGGCTGCCCCTTGTGCCATATCCGCACGGTGCATGGCACCGGAGTCACAGCGAGCGCTGGGATATAAAGCGCCGGGACGCACATCTCGCGATGTAGGTCCCGGCGCGCACGCCGCTTCTGTTCCCGGAAGCGGTTCATCAATCAGTTGAGCGGATCATCGCTGGGGGTTGGTCCCGGCTCATCGTCATCGTCATCGGGGTCGATGCCCAGCTTGAACAGGCGTGCCTCGGTCTTCGACAGTTCGACCGCCGCGCCGCAGTCGACAAGGAAGCGACGCTCATCTTCGGTAATCGGCGTGAAAACCGAGTCCGGAGGCGCGGTCTGGTCGTTGCCATAAACGATCATGTGCACTGCCTTGAGCGGCTTGACGCCGGCCTGCTGTTCCACCTCAATCCGGGGCTCGTCCTTCTTGAAGACGGGCTCTTCCTTAACCTTGCGAGTCATATATTCACCTTATTGTTGAAACCACGGGCACGGTCCGCCCGTGTTTCCGGGTTCGGTTTAGGCGACCGTTGCCTTGAGCGTTGCGTTCGGGTTGATCGGGACGAACAGCGGTGCAGATTCGATCGAGATATTCTCGACCTTCGTGCGGGTGCCCGTCTCGAAATTCTTGGGGAACATCGGGATCGCCTCGTAACCGGCATCCTTGTCGACGATCATGCCGAAGCAGGAGTAACCCTGGATCGCATCGACGGTCGACGTGAAGATCACGTCGCTGGTGCCAATATAACGCGTCTTGGTCAGAGCGCCCGTGGTCGTGTTCTTCACGTCATAGGTCTCGTCGTTCTGCCAGAGCTCGATCGAGGCGCCGGAAGCTCCGCCGATCTGCATTTCGCCGAACTTGAAACGCTTGCCGTTGCCGCGGGCCCCCGGTCCCGTGACCGGTCCACGATCGACGGTGATCACGGCGCCACGGATGTTGACATCCATGTGCTCCAAGATCTCGGCATCCTTGCGCAGGATCTTCGCCGCATTACCGCCCATCTCCGCACGCACCGGCATGCCGCCGAAGTCAGCGTTGGTCATGGTGTCGATCACGAGCTGGAAGAAGTCGAAGATCGAGACGCCCGAGTCACCCCAGCGGTTGCCCGAAGTCAGGGTGATCGTATTGCCGGCGTCGCGCTGGAAGTCGACCGTGACCGACTGGCCATCGACATAGTTGAGCGTCACTGCACCGTCGGAGATGGCGCGACACCGCATCCACTCCCAACGGCGACGCATGGCGTCCTGAAACTCGGCGACCATTGCGGCCTTAATCAGCTGAAGGCGCTGCATCGGGCTGAGCTTGTTCATCTCGGGATGAAGCATGGACGCGTCCATGCCGGGCTGCATCGTCAGCGGACGGAGAGGATCGACCGCATCCTCGACCACTGAGTTGGCCGGCTTGAAGCGGTAACCTTTCACCTTGTCGGTGAAAACGCCATGACCGCGGCCACCGGGCTTCACCAGCGGCGCGAGCTGACGGCTGCGGACAGGCAGCTTCTCGAAGTCGATCCACTCATCAGTGGAGAGGAAGACGTTCGGGAAATAGTCAGCGAACGCCCAGTCTTCGGGGCGGGTGTCGCGGAAGACACCGAGGAGCTTGCGGGTCGTCCACAGCTCATAGGGATTTGCCATTTCAGAAGTTCCTTATGTCGGAGCGGTGGAAGGTCAGCCGGCAACCAGGCGACGGCGGAAGAGCAGATCAGGATTGCCCTGGTAGACAGGCAGTCCGGCCCAGGTGGTCTTCTTCGCAATGGTGTCGAAGGAGGTATCCCAGACCAGCGGGCTGTCGGTACCGGCGTCGTCGGAGCCAACGTTGAAGTTGCCTGCCATCCAGACTTCGCCGAAGACGGTGGTGTTGGATGTGCTCGACGTAGCAGCGTGGACGAGGACGCCCACTGGGATGACACCGCTCGACACGGTCGCATTGTAGACCGCCTTCACCAACTTCTTGTTGGCGTCCAGGCCGACGACGGTAAACGCCGCCAGTGTCTGAGAGTCCGCCAGCAGCAGGCGGATCGAGCGACCGATCGCCGGCTCGGCGCCGGCAACGAGGTTCGCGTCGATGAACGTGTCCATCACCTCGAAGGCAGCAACGCCGCGGACCGACGCATTTTGATAGGAAACGGGAATATTCGCCATGGGACTGTCTCCTTACTTGGCAGTCAGGGCGGCGAAGCCCTTGATGCCTACCCGAGCAGCGAGAGCAACAACTTCACTGCCGTCGTCCTCGTCATCGCCATCACCCTCGCCGGTCGTGGTGGCACCGACGTTCGGCTGCGCGCCGTTGTCCATTGCCTCGGCGAAACTGGTTGGCTGCTGCTTGCCCTGCGGCTTTTCGGACGCCGGGGCTTGTGCGGCAGGCGCGGCGGCGAGAGCTGCAATCGCATCCTCGGCGCTCTGACCGGTCTTGAAAGCGAAGTGCTGCGCAAGCGAATCGCGACCCTTGGCCTCCTCGGAACCGAGGATCGCACCGATGCGCGTCCGTTCGGCGGTGGCACCTTCGGTCAGACCCTCGGTCCGGCCGGCGGTGTGACCCGCGACGCGACCTTCTTCGCGCGCGGCATCGACGGCGGCCTGATCGACCGCCGACGTATTGGCAGGCTCTGCCATATTCTCGTCTCCATTGTTGTCGGACTGGTCGTCCAGGAAGCCCGCGAACGCGGACATGGCGTCTTCCAGGCTGCCGATCGTGTCGGCGAGCCCATTGGACACGGCTTGGGTGGCGGTGTAGCAATATGCCTTCAAGTCGCTTCGGATTACCTCTTCCGAGAGACTGCGGCTCTGCGACACGGCGGCCACGAAAATAGAATAGAGTTCATCGACGCGCGCCTGGATGCGCGCCTTCGCTTCAGGCGACAGGGCCTCGTAAGGGTTGCCCTCGACCTTGGAGGCGTCGCTGGCGATGAAGGTGATCTGGAGCCCAAGCCGGTCCATCATGCCAGCGGCGTTCATGTGGCTCGTCACCACGCCGATCGAGCCGACGCCGCCGGTGCGGCTAACGTGAACCTGCCCCGGATCGGCAACGGTTATGATCGCGTACCCGGCAGAATAGGCGGACTCATGCGCGAAGCCCGCAACGGGAACGCCAGTTTCCTCCTTGAGCGCTACCATCTTGTCGCGCGCGTCGAAGCAGCCTGCGACCATGCCGCCTGGCGTGTCGCAGATTAAGGCGATCCCCCTGATCTGGCCGATAGCAAAATCGGCGCAACCGCGCTTAAATGCCTGCCAGATATATTCGTATCCGGTCGCCCAGTCGAACAGGGCGTAGGGGAAGTTGTGCAGCAGTACACCCTTGACCGGGATATGGAGAATTCCGTCCTTGACCACATACGGTCGCAACTGATGCGCCCAGCTCCCCGAATCCTCGGTCGGCCAGAATTGATCGCTGCTGCCAGCGGCTGCCTGCGCCTCCGCGAGCATGGGATGCGCCGCGGCCTGGGCAAGACACATCTCGAACCGCTCGCGCAGCGTCGGTTCGACCAGGGCTGGTCCGCCTGCAAACTGTGCGATCAGCGGATTGCTCACTTGTCACCTCCGTCCGGCGTGGTCGCATCGGCGATAGCCTTGAGCGCGCTGGGATCTGTCGCCGAGAAGGTCAGGCCGAGTTCCTCGCGCTTCTTTTTCTCGCGGGCGAGCTGACGATAGACTTTGCGCCAGTCCTTACCGAGACGTGCGAGTTCATCTTCGGCGGTAGACAGGCCACTTTCGATGCGCAGGACGGCCGCCTGGGTTTCTTTGAGTTCGTCGATCTGGCCGCGCGAGGCGCCGATCCACTCGCAGCGCGACAGCGCATCGAACGCGAGGCTGAGGCGACCGCCGAAATAGATAAGACCGGCAGCCTTGCGCGCGGGGAGCGATGTGATCTCGTTCTTGTTGATCGCCTCTTCGAGCCACAGCCTGAAACAGATCGTGGCGAAGCGATCGGCGATCAGCTTCTTGCGCGCCTGCATGAACTTCCAGGTCTCGGTCATCGCGGCGCGCGCGGAGCTGTAATTGGTGTGGGTATAGTCCCTGCTGAGCTGCTCGTAGCTGACGCCCATCGTCGCCGCGATGTAGCGAAGTAGGGATTGCTCGAATTCGGTGCCTAGCGGACCGGTGTTCGCGGCAGACTGTAATTCCAGCTTCTCGCCGGGGAACAGGCGCGGTATACGCACGCCATCAATCGCGATACCCTTGTTGCCGACATATTTTCCGACCGAGCTCAGATACCCCTCGGCATAATTGGTGATCGCCGCAGCGGCAGCCTCTGCCGAATCACCGGCGCCCATGCGGGTCATGATGTCGGCCATGGGGAGGTCTGAGGTGATCGCGGCAGCATAAATCGCCTGCGAAACAGCGTGCTGGACGGTGATGTCGCGCCACGTATGCGTGATCTTCATCGCCTTGAGCGCGGCGGCCATCTGGGTGATGCCGCGCGACTGGTCGGGACGGGTCTGCTCGAACAGGTGAATGACCTGGAGCCGCCCCCATGGCTTGCGCTTGGGGATCGGCTTCCAGGTCGGAAGGTCGAAACTCAACGGGCCGATATCGTTCGGATGTGCCGATCGGATGAAATAAGTTTGCGGGGCACCGCGGAAATTATACTGAATACCGGCACGCTGGTTCGGAAGCTGTTGAAACGGCAGGATGCGATCCTCGGGATCGGACAGTCGGTCGAGATCAACCATCTGGACCGAGGTGCTGAATGGTGCTCCGTCGTCCTTTATCCACTCGACCGCGGCGAGCACCTCTCCCGCCATGAGATCGATGCCGACGGCCATGCGGACCAGCGAGGTTAGATTGTTGGTGCGCGACGCGTCGATCCAGTTGTCGGCAGAGTCAGCGTATAGTTCCCACTTCTCCTCGACCTCCTCCTGGAACTCCTCCTCCCAGGCATCATCCTGCTTGCCACGCACGATACGGCTAGAAGGCCGGCAATTGAGCAGGAAGTGTGAGCCGACGATGTTGTCCTTGTGCAGGTTTGACCCGCCCTGGACGAACGCATCATTGCGGAGCATCCCGCGCGAGCGCGCATCGATGATCGGCTTTTCGGGCAGAATGTCGGCGTCGACCGACTGGAGCGGCTCGGACCAGAGAGCGATGCTGCTGTTCAGCTTGTCCGCCCCCTCGAAGGGACCCATGGCGCGTTCGCCCCCGGCACCGGCGGGGACCGTCACCGTCGCCGGGGGCTCTGCAGGCGTGGACAGGGGATGACCCACGCCCAGCATTTCCTCGAATGTCGCGCTCACAGGAAGAACGGCCTCATCGGGCCGGAGCAGATCGGAGCCTCGGCAATCCGGAGTTCGAGATCCGCGATATAGGACGCCAGCGCCTGACGGTTGGCGCTGCTGTAGCGAACACGCTCACCATTACCGTCGACAAGCTCGACCACGGCTTTCCCGATAACCAGATCGTGATAAGCCGACTTAGCTTCGTCGAGCTGCTGCTGAAGGGTCATGCAGCCCGTATCGCACGTTTATAGTGAAATTACAACTTGTCGTTGAATGTTGACAAGTTTCCATTTATTCGTTGCACGACGACTCGACTATGTCTCGTGACAGAGGCGTCGTGCCGGGGCCTGCGGGGTGGCGGGAGGGTTAGGGGGCCGCAACAACCTTTACCGGCCTTTCTGCGCCAAGCATCCGCATCCGCAGCCAGTCCCGTGCCCTCTTTTCGATCAGATCGAACGAAGCATATCCGAACAGGCACATGGCGATCAGATAGGCGATGAAGAAACCGTTCGTCAGCACGATATCAACCGACCAAAGCCCCGCCGCAGCGCCGGCCAGGAACAGCATCTGCAATGGGCTATGCCATAGATAAGTTGAATAAGTCAGATCGCCCACGGCGCGGAAACGCTTATAGGCCAGTCCAATCCGCTCAGACAGCGCGAGCGCGAGCAACACCGGCGCGAACAATCCGAGCAGGGTGAAGGTCAGCGGCAGCTTGGCGAGCATCCCCATGGCGAACGCCCCCGCCCAGGCCACAAGGCTGATCAGGCTCGCAATCAGCGCCCATCGGTAGCGTGGCGCCGGGATCATCGAGAACGCCGCGTAGAGGGTTGCCCCAGCGAAGAAGTAGGCGCCGCAAAGGATAACGCTGATTCGGAAGACCATAAACAGCGCGAGGAACGCCAGCGCCAGCAATCCCGAGCTAAGCAGGCTCGAAAAACCGGCCCGGATGTAGAGCCAGAACAGGACATAGATCAGGATTTCCGCCGACACCGACCAGATCGGCCCGTTGAAGCTGTTTCCTTCCGACAGGCCCCATTCCGACGCCATGAAAAGGTTCAGGACGAAGTGCCAGGCATCGTTGATCTGATAGATCAGATAGTGCCCGAACGCGCCCATGCTGGCCCATTGGATCGCCGCGACGAGCAGCAGCGTCAGGAAGTGTAGCGGATAGAGACGGGCGAAGCGGATGGCGAAAAACTCCCATCCGGTGACGGACTTTCCGGCATAGACGTGCATGAACACAAAACCGCTGATCATCCAGAACATCATGACCGCAAGCGCGCCGTGCGTGCGGATGTAGCCGAGCGACCAGTAGAGAGACACCTCGCTCAACCGCTCCGGTGGCAGGCTGATAGTGCCGTTGCCCATCGTGAAATGGCCGTAGTGGAAGACGAGGATCGCGATGGCTGACAGGCCGCGCAGCATGTCGATCGAGTGGAAGATTCCGCCCGTGCCGACGATTGGGTGTGTCAGCGCCGTGCTGATATTGGACAATATCCCCATGAGTCGCGCATAACCGGAGCTTCCCGTTTTCGCCAGATGGGTATATCGTCTCGGCATGGAGCAGAATATCCTAATCCTGGCTGGCGCCTTCATCCTGATTTTTACGGCAAGGAGCTGGATCGCCGTCAGCAAGATACCGCATGGGACATGCAACCGCTGCAAATGGGCAGAGGCGAACGCAACCGGCTATATCTGTGATGAGTGCGCTGACGCCGAAGCGTGGTGATCGGTCCGGGAGGGTAACATGGTTGCACAGATAAAGGATTGGCTTCGGAGCCTGTGGACCGTCTTAATCAGCGCTCCGCCGCCGGAATGTTCATGCCGTAACTATGTGTGTAGCTGCGACCTTGTAGACCAGCTTGGGCCTTAGTCACCCTTCCAGGGGAGGTTGTGATCACCGCTCGTAAGCTCCTGCCGCACCCGATCCGTTATTGAGACGCGTCGCGCCGCCCAGGTCATATTTCAACATCGCCAAGCCCGAAGGAACGCGATCATAAGCACCGTTGCTGCCGCCGCTCAGATGGTAATCACCTCCACCAACACCCGTGCCCACCATCAGGCACTTGTCGTCGACGTAGGTTACTGTGGCGTAACCAGTCGCACCGTTGCCGACATACCAGTTCGTTGGTACGTACATGCCAGACCATTTGCTGTTATTGACACCGCCGGTAGTGCCCGCGCTGGGATCGACGCCGGATTGCAACACAGTGCCGCCCTCGGTTGCTGCCCCACACAGGTTGACGGTCCCGAGTGAGCCAACCTTGTAGGCCCATTCGAAATTGCCGACGCACCCGCTGTCCTGTATGAAAGTGTCTTCCTTGGTCGGCATAGAGTAGAGTAGTTCGAACCTAGATACAGCTCGCTTCTGATAGCCTGCGGCCCCGACGACATCATTATACAACCTGTTTCCGCGATTGCCGAGAACGGTATTATAGGCAAACAGGCCATCTCCGACACGATTGATCTTCGAGTCGCTCGACATGCTGAACGTGATTGTCAGTGATGCGTTGGATAGAAGTTCAATCATATTCTGAACTACAGCCATGCCGCGCGCGTAATTTGTGCCAGTAGTGCTCATCATAAAGCCGGTACTGTACGCCGAAGTCGTGGCCTTAAAGATACTGTTGTTTGCGTAGATCTTACCATCGGCAGAATAGGTTGCAGTCAATGTGCCACCCGGATCGCCACCGAGTTGACAGGACGTGACAACATTACCGATCGTGCAGAATTGCTGATCGAAAAGAATCCCCCCGACAGCGGTGTTACCGAACATTAGAACGAACGCTTGGTTGCTGTTGGCGTTGGTAACGGTTTTCCCATGCGAGCCCGGCGAAAGCCAGTTGACGTTGCGACTCCAGATATAAGTCGCGCGCAAATAATTGGCTCCGGACGCAGAGCCCGCGACACTCATATCCATCACGCATCCGTCGATGCTGAGATTGATTGTCGTCGAACCGCCCAGCGCTGAACCACCGCTTCCGGTCAAGGTGTAGGAGGTGTTGTAGACGGTGATACCTGCGCCGATAGCCGTCATATCGGGGACAGTGGATGGGCCGAATGTGTAGTTGGTCTGAAGCTGCACCGCCGCTGTATTCAGAGGATCGGCCTCGGTCGTGGTCCAGCAAAGCCCTGCTGTGGTAGAGATCGCACCGAAGTTGTGCGTCACCGGCCCACCAGCACCGTCGTCCATCAAACGAATGGTCGAACCGCTGTGATCGTTATGGCCGCGATTGGCATTATTCCAAACTTTCAAGGCAGCATAAGCAGATGCCCAGTCCGGGTAAGGAGCCGCGCGCGCCGTCGCCGCCGTAGCGCTGACTGTGCCGCCGCTAGCTCCAGCCTTAACATAAGCATAAGCACCGCCATAGGTTCCGTTCTTATCATTGACAAATTCAAGGCTCACCCAGGTGTCATAACTCGGGACCGCCGCGCCGCTGACCTCGGTGTCGAGAATCGCGGTGCTGTCGCCGATCCACGGATAGACTTTCGCGTGGACCTTTGAGCGTGTCGTCGTGGTCTGTGTGAGCGCGGTAAGCGGGATGCTCGCTTGCCAGCTTTCAACGATGTTGCCGCGCGTCTGGATCGTGGAGAGGGCGGGGGCCGAAGTGCGCTGCACCGCCGCCGAATTGCCCGACGCATCCTTGCCGGTGAACTCGACGCAGGCGACCATCTGCCCGTTCATGCCGTGCCGATGATAGGCGACACACTCGACATGGAAGCTGCTGGTCGACTCCCGCTCAAACTGGCGGTTGAGCCAGGCGAAATAGGGCTTCGGATAGGCCAGCGTCGAGCTGTTCGTGACCGATGCACCTGTCAGTACCAGCGCGTTCGAGCCCGGATAAGCGGTTGCGTCGAAAGTCACCGAGTTGATCGTCGTACCTTGGTAGATCACATCCTCAAGGCAGATGATGAGCTGGAGATCTGAGCCGACAGTAGCGATCTGGCGCGCCTGATTGTTCGAATAGGCTTTGCGCAGCGTGATCGAGCCCTTGACAGTGCGGTTGACCGTCGTCGTCGTGCCAGAGGTCGTATAGCCCGGATCGGTGACGCTCAGCGTCACCTTCTGCCCGTCGAATATATCGACATTCGCGTTCGGGCTCAGGCCCTTGAAGACGACGGTCGCGGTCCAGCCATTGCCGAACACTCCGTAACCACTGCCATTGGGATCGATGACCGAAGCGCCTGAGACGGCGAAGGAGAGCGGATCGCCTGTTACTGGTGTGTAGCCGCCGCCTGAGGCCGGGGTTCCACTCGCCTCCCCGCTCGCCGCGCCCGTGCCGATCGCATTCGTCGCGCTGATCCGATAGGTGTAGCTCGTGCCGTTGGTCAGCCCCGTGTCGACGAACGGCGATCCACCCGTATAGGTCGCGGCGATCGTCGAATAGGAGCCGGCGCCTGCCTTCCGTTCGATCTTGTACGAGGTGATTGCCGAACCACCATTGCTCGCCGGTGCGGTGTAGGCCACCGAGTTCGTGGTGTCGCCGGGCGTCACCGTCCCAATCGTCGGCGCATCAGGCACCGTCAGCACCGCCTGACCAGTAAGCGTGAAGCTCTTTTCGACGGCATCACCGGCGGTGTTCTGAGCACGCGCCACAAACGTCGCCGTCGCACCATCGGCAAGGCCGGATGACAGCGATACAGTGCCGTCAGAAGCAACGGATACCGAAGCTGCACCGGACAATTTCGAGTAGGATACCGTGCCGAGCAGGCGCGCCTTTAGCGCCGCAACGGCTCCCGTTGAACCCGGCGTGACCTTGGACGGAGAGATCCTGAACGACGTTCCGCCAGCTACACTGGCTCCAAGCGTCCCGAACATCAGGCCGCAGCCGCCGTAAACGTGCGACCTGGGGTACAGCCTCTGAATTCGGTTCCGTCGAAATATTCGACTTTGCCGTTTTGCCAAGTGATGTTGTACGCGCCGCCTTGGGGGTTAAGCCGCATGAGCACGGCGCCATCTGGCACTGTAATCGACGATGTACTCTGCACGTCGAAAGGCTCGCCCGCCGGTACCTGAGCGTATGTTCCGCTGATACTTTGGATCGCTTTGAAAAAGGAAACAGCAAGGGCCATGGGGGGTGCGCTCCACGCGAGACGGTTGAGCGCAGACTTACCACGACGCCAGTGAATTTACAACTGCGTGTTGAACTTCAACCTAGAACTCCGCCGAGATCTGCCAAGGTGATCGACGGCTTTGCGGCGACGGACAGACCCTCGCCGGGTATGAAGACATGATCATTATGATCCCAATCGGCATACCATGGCTGAGGCGTCGTCCAGGTCAATCGATCGATCTTGATGCTCGAATGGGAAAGGAAAGCGACGCAGTAGCACAGCAGATCGAACGCCTCATTCTTGCGGCGTCCCGCGTTCTTCCATCCCGCGGCGATGCGGTTCTCGGCAGTGAGCTGCGTATAGAGCCAGTTTATGTCTTCGGGCCGGCCGTCCTCGTGATGCCAGATGGGAAAATGGATCTGACCTCCTGGCTCCGATCGGCCGAGCAGATTCGAAACCTGATCCTTGGCGGGATTCGAGTTGATGAGCCACACCGGCACATCGCCGCGGGCGATCGCGAATTTGTCCTTTTGTTGCGAATCCGGATAGCTGACGTGCAGCATGGGCGCCGTCTGGCTGGGCGCACCTTTCAGGAGGTGGAAGCGCTGATGGTAATTCCTGCCTTCGGGGTCGCTCAATCGCAGATAGCGCCAGAACTCATAGGCGTTGGATGTTACCGATACGCGGGGTCCTTCGAGCGCCGGGTTCAAGCGCACCGCGGTCGCACTGGCGCTGGCACCACCCGAGTCACAGGCTACGAGCTTAGCACGCATTACCCGGCCTGAACCGTCGCCGAGCGGGTATTCGCGCTCGATCACCTCGTCGATCAATATGTGCCAGTCTTCGGGGTTTGCGGCAGGATCTATGAGCTTACGCTCGCCATCCTGGTCGAGGCGGCGCGACTTGGTGATCTTCCACATGTCGACGTGATAGACATCGAACGACCATGCTCCACCCTCCATCTGCACGGGCGCGATACCGAAGGTGTGGATGACGAAGGCCGGTCTGCCGCCAGCCTGCACGTCGATGGTGGTGATCAGGAACCGTACGCCGGGCGGCACTTCGCCGCGGACGTTGTACGGCCGAGCGCGCGCCTTGAGCTCTTCGGGCAGGCGCCCTGCTTCCAGCGACTTGGGTGTGTAAGGGAGGCCGAGCGAGGTATTGGTGACGGCCTTCAGCTTTTCTTCGCTCCCGGTCCGCTCATAGTCTGCCTTGGCATTCAGATAGGCAAGCACCTGGCGCTGCCACGTATTGAATGCCGCAGCGGGTCCCTTGATCCAGAATGATGCCGTCTCCGAGCGGCGCGGTGTTCCCGTGATCGAGCCGTCCGGATGCCAAATCTCACCTTCCTTGATCCACCGGCCACGCAGGTTGAGTTCGTGCTGCATGTCTGGTGTGTGCGGGTAGCCGCACGATGGACATGACAAGGTGACGGCGTCCGCCACCTCCTGCGGATCATGGGAGTCCTTAAGATCGAACAGATGGAAGTCTGGTTCGAATTTGTGCGAGCACTGCAGGCATGGCCAGTACCAGCGCCGGCGGTCGCCAGTGTTGTAGATCGACAGCACACCCTCGCACGGGGGCGCCTCGTGCGGAGAACTCGGAATCCATTTAGCGTCGGTTACTTCGAAACCTGGCGAGGATTCGGCGACGTTCATCGCATAGCGCCCGAGGGTCTCGCCGCGCTTGCCGACGAGCGTCCAGGCATCACCCTCGCCATCGATGCTGGTTGGTAAGCGGTCATAGTCCATCGTCCAGGTTCGACCGACCGTTTTGCCCGATAATTCGTTGATTGATGGATGGACGATGGTGACCCGCATCCCGCTGATAAAGGTCTTGTCGAAGACATTGTCGTTGACCCGACCTGGCACGAGTTTGGCCGCAACATCGGTAGAGTTACGGAAGTGCTTGCGCAGATCCGCCAGTGAGAATTCGCGGGCTCGCGCCTGCGACATCTGAACCAGCATCATGTCAGCGGGGTCGCATAACGCCGAGTGTGACATCCAGTTGAGCCAGAGCTGCGATTTGCCGATCCGAGCTGGACCGACCAGTACCATGCCCAGATAATCTAGGCTGGTGAGCACGTCCTGTGGCTCGACGGCGTAGGGTGCCTTGTCGCTCGACCAAGGGCCACTATAGTTCTTCTCCTTGATCCTGACATATTTGCGGGCGGCCTCTGTGACCGTCAGACGCTCGGGCGGACTAATCGCCTCGGTAGCGGCAGCAACAAGCTCTTCGAGAGTGGCGTATGACGGCGCCCGGTCGCGGACCAGGAGGCGCTTGGCTGGCGCGCTCAACGATAGACTTCCTTGATCTGGCGATACACCCGCGGCGGCACATAAACCCGCGTAGGTTTGAGGATCTCAAGCCGAAAACGGGGCGGCCACGGGCCGGAAGCGACAATGTGGCTACCGCGCAGGGCCAGGAAATGTCCCTTGGGCAGGAAAGCCGGCACCGCACCAATGCGGAGTCTGCCCCCGCGAAGCAGGCCGGCCGACACGAAGTCTACCATGTCGCTCACTCATCGTCCTCGTCATCGAGCCAACCCGTTTCCGGGACATCGGGCTGCCCGTCGATCGAACCGGACACTCCGAACAGCGGCTTCGCGAACATCGATCCGGTTGCGCGCCTGGCCGGAAGATCGACGAGTTGCGCACGCATCTCGGTACGGATTTCGTCTATGGTTTCGGTGACTATCCGGGTTTGATGCTCGTCCAGTTTCGCGCGGTTGCGCAGTTCCTCGACGACCATGACCAAGCTGTCCTTGATCATCATGGCAACGTCGCCGAGGACTTTCAGCACGTCCTCGGTCTCCCATGCCTCCTGGGCCTCGATCTTATACTTCACGCGGCTGCGCTGGCTGTCCCAGAAGGATTTATTGATCTCGGGAGGTAGGTCGGCCTTGTTCAGCGTCTTCGCGAACTGGTCAGCTGTCATCTTCGGCTTGATCAGGTATGGTAGCGCGTCGTGGAAATAGTAGACGTGGCGTCCCGAGCCAACTGTTCCGACGGGCTTGAGCGCACGCAGTCTGGCCTTCACCGTCATTGGGTCCATGCGCAGAACACGCGCGAGGAAATTCACGCTGACCGGTAGAAAGAACTCGTCTTCGTTGACCTTGGTGTGCCCCGAACCTGCAAGCCGGATTTCATTCTGGTGATTTAGATCATCGGCACGCTCTGTGGCGCGGCGCGCTCGCTCCTCCCGACTGGGGCGGCCTAGCTTCTTGCCCGACGCCGTATACCCCCGCGGCGGGCTGCTGTCGGCGGTACTTCCAAGCATCGCCTCAAAGTCATCTGTCATAAGTCCTCACGAAATCGCAGAATACTCACTATTTGGTTGATATTCAACCTTGGATTGGTATGGGTTAGGTGTCTGCGATCGAATGCAGAATGGCAATCCAACCTGGAGATCAGCGATGGTCAACTAATCCAACAAAACCAAGTGAATAGGTAAACCCAGGATCGTGGATATGCGATCCTGGGTTTTTGTTGACCGAGTTTGGCGTTGACCAATGCCGGTAACGACCTAAATACGACAGAACGGGCGCCCTATTCCCGTACCTCATGGTCCCCCGGTGTCAGGAGATTTCTCCGTGAATAGGTAGCATCGGGGGGCCACCAGGTCAGCCGAGTGCGCCCATGAAATCGTCGGCTATCGCGTTGAATTCTCGGCAACGCCGTTGCCACTCCTGTATTTTGTCGGATGGCCAATAGGTTCCGCTGCCGTCCGGGTACCGCTCCGGAGCCGGAAACTCCCCATCGGAGATCTTCCGGTAGATATGAGACTTGCTCCAGCCGGTAACGGCCTCGACCTTCTTGAGCCGCCAGAATTCTATATAATCCGACACTGCTGATCCCCACAGGCACCGATAGGGAACAACTATCACCAAAAAGTTGAAAGTCAACCTAGCATGTCGAGGAAGGGATCGTCTGGCCATACGAGGTCGGCCCACCACTGCATCATTCGACGGCGCTCCGGGAGATATTCGGCAGCGTTGTATGAGCCGCGAACTTCGTTCTCCTCGACATGGGCAAGCTGGCGCTCGATGGCGTCCGGATGCCATAGTCGGCGTCCATCGTCGTAAGCCTCATTGGCAGCTGTGCTGAACGTCGAGCGGAAACCATGCACGGTGGCACGCGAGCGATAACCGAGCCGGTACAGTGCGAAGAGCATCGTGTTCTCGGACAGCACGCCGGCGACCGCCTCGCCGGGAAGGATGAGATCACCCTTGGCACGGTCGATCAATCTGATCACGAGATTCTGTGCCTGCCTGGAAAGCGGCACGAGGTGTTCGGCGGGCCGGTTCTTGATCTTCATCCGAGCAGGGGGAATCCGCCAAAGTGCATCGGGGCCACCCAAACCCTCGAATTCTCGTTTTGTGGCGAACCTGATCTCCATGCTGCGCAGCACCGTCAGCACCGTCAGCTCCAGGGCATCCTTGGTCGACGCATCCAAGCTCTGATCAGCGGTCAACCTTCGGCGGAACTCCCCCATCTCGCTCAATTTGAGAAACGCCCGCCGCTTCTTTCGCTTGGGTGGTTTCAACGCGTCTCGAATATCAGCCGTTGGATCACGCTCAACCCAGCCCTCTGGGATCGCAAAACGGAAAATCTCACCGCAATAGTTCTTGATACGTTTCGCGAGTTCGATCGCGCCGCGATCCTCGATCTTCCTGATCGTATCAAGAACCATCTTCGGGGTAATCGTATCGATCGCGAGCCTGCCCAACTCTGGATAGACATCACCCTCTATCCGGTTGCTGATGCGAACCGCGTGCGCTGGTGACCACCCATTGCTACGGGCAGCGAACCATAATTTACCGACCTCTTCGAACGACGGTGACGTGGTTTCGCTGATCGGCTTGTCGCGCGCCCCAGGATCTCCGCCAAGGGTGAGTTGCTCCTTGGCCGCGTCACGGCGCTTCCGTGCAACACTCAGTGTCACATCCGGGTAGGCGCCGAAGCTCAGGGTCTTGCGCTTTTTCCGAAAGCTGTAGTCGAACCGCCAGAGAATAGACCCGCTGGGCTTAACCAGGACGTAGAGACCTTCCGAATCAGCCCGCTTGTAGGGCTTGCTCATCGGCTTCAGTTTTTTGAGCGCCACTTCAGTGAGCAT